CCGAAAATGCCTGTCCCCATGTTCTTTGTATTCCTTCTGGTGCCGCTGGTGGCTCTGCTGGTGTTGCTGCTGGTGTTGCTGCTGGTGTTGCTGCTGGTGTTGTTGCTTCAGCAATAACTCTTTCTGCAAAAGTAACTCTTGCATTTGGCTTAAATTTTCTTTTATTTATAGACATAAAGTTATCAATATGAAGATATGAATCAACTTCTGTTATTGCATACATTTTTGCTGTTTCGCATATCATTCGTTGAATAACTGGATGTAAATTTTTCATTTGCTTAAACTTTCCAATAAAGAATAGTAAAAAATCTTAGGAATACTTTTGTCTTCTTTATTTATTAAAAAATATTTATTTTTGTCTAATATTTCTTTAATTTTATCGATTGATTTAAAAACAGAAATATCTGTAACGATTTGTCCGTTGTAACTTTTTATGCCAACGCAAACACCAATTGCTTTATTTTTCTTAAACATTGGACCACCGGAATCACCGGGAACACAGGATATGCTTGTTCTTATTGAAATCATATCTGTGGATAGTCCGCTAATAAAACCTTTAGATAATCTTGGACTTTCTCCCAATCCACAACCAATTGAAAAAACATCATCATCAATATAATTTTCTGAATTAAAATCAATATCAATAGTGTTTAATTGATTTTCTGAAAAAAATACAATTATTGATAAATCAAAATTTGTATTGGCGGATATAACAATAGCTTTGTACTCTTTGTACCCAATAACAGAAGAATCTTTATATTCTGGCACTGCTATTTTTATTTTTTCTTCGCATACATGAGCACAAGATATTACTGTGTTGATATAATAATTTTCTATTGCTTTTTGGCTTCTGACTATAAATCCTGTTCCTGTGTTTTTTTCTGACAAACTTTTGATCATTACAGTTGGTTTTAAGCAGTTTTCATATAATGGTAATTTTGAATCTGGTATTTTGTAAAATATCAAGGAGCAAACTAATAAAAATATTTTGTGCATTTTGTTGCTTCTTTCTATTTTAATATATGCCACAAAACTGCTTTTTCACAACAAGAAAAGATGACAAAGACATTTTAAGAATGTGTCCTCTTTGTATAAAGTGCGGCTCTAAATGCGAAACAGCATTCTTTTGGGAAGGATCTAGCCTTGGTTATGGAAAACACAAGATTATTTGCGGAGACTGTCAGCATGTAATTCATGATCCTTTTGATTCGGAGGCGACCAAAAAGTCGAGCAATTAATGTTTGTAAAAAATCTGTTTAAGTCTGAACAAGAAAAAATAACCAAAGTAGCTTCAAAAAAAATAGAAGATAAAATTGGATTAAAAGAAGTCGTTTATCTTGGATTTCAAGATAGATTATATTTACCTAAAATTAATAAAAACACAGAAATTATACATTCTGATTCTGTAAAAATATCAACCGTTCTTAGATTAGTAAGAGATAAACCTAACATATTCATGGATTATCTAACAAAAGATAATATCAGCCTTGATGAAGATCATAGTTCTGCAATAAAACATTATTTCTCTCATAAAAATTATTCAAAAATATTAAAAACACTTACAAAACTTGATTTAATGCAATTAAAAAATAATCTTAAATCAATTTCTGGAAGAATCAAGAAAACATATATTGTTAATGACAAGATTGATTTAGTGGTTAAAAATTTAGATTTAGAAGATGTGGTTTTCGTTGTTTCAAGTAAAAATTTTGATAATTTAGATTTTTTGATCAAATCAAGAAATGCTTCTAAGATTATTTTTAAGAATTGTAACAAAGATTTAAATACATTTTTAGAAGAAAACAAATTTGAAGAGATTCATAAAAGTGTTTTTTTTCGTTGATATGCTAAATAGATTATGCAAGGTTTTAGTTCGTTTTTTTATGAAAGTGACGCTGGTCCAATTGTTGGCAGTCATACGAACGATGCAATCTTGCAAGCAAGTGGAATTCGTAGTAAATATGGGGCAGTAGAAGCAGAAAGCCAATATAATTCAAATGTTTCTGATTGTACCTTTTTAGGCAAGTGTGAAAAAAATAAGCATAGGTATAAATACAAAAAAGGGAGAAAATAAATGGCAAATCCAAAACCAACTATTACATTTACTTTAAATTTGGCTAATCCAGAAAGTTCATCACTACCTTATAGTGATATTTTGAAGGGTAATCAGACTGTTACTGAAGCAGCTGCACAAGTTGATGCTCGTTCAAGCTGGCTTTCAACTTTGACTGGCGCATCTACAGAAGGTGGAGAAGGTTCAGGTCAGGGTTCTGGTGGCAATATTGCCCAGAAGAATGGCTCCACTATTGTTGCATATGGATTGAATGCTCTTTATATTAAGAGAACATACGCAGCAACTGGTACTTCAAGTGATCTAATGACCGTTGTTTCAGAAGTGTGGTAATAATGTTCAATTTTGCAGAAGTAAATGAAAGTTTAAGAAACTACAGGCAAGAACGAAAAGCTGGAGATGAGCAGAAAGCCCTTGATTTAATTAGTCGAGGGCATGAGCTTTATGGCGAAGAGTTCTGGCAGAATTTTATGTCACTATCTGGTGATATAGATGGGTTTTCATCATTGCTTGGAATTAGTAAACAAAAAATTGCCGGTTGGAGACAAAAAATAAAGAAATATCTTACTAAATACTATAGCAGCACTGATGATCTTGATGAAAAACCAAATAAACGTCGATTAATCAGAGCTAAAGATTACGAAGAAGAATAACAGGAGACAATCATGGCACTTGCAAAGTTTTCAGAATGGGTTGAATTTTATGAAAATAAAAATGAAAATGAAAATGCTGGCGGAGCAGTTAACATGCAGATGCCTCCTTCAAGTAACACTTTCAAAACAGGTGTAGAAGAACCTGAAGTTTCTGAAGCTGAATTACACAAAAATTTTGGAGTATTTAAAAATCAGTTTGAAAATTTAATGAAAAGAGTTAATAGAACCAAACGAATTCCAGTAAAAACTTCAAGAGACATAATCGTTAGTTTATTAAATTCAATTACAGAAAGATCTAATTTAAAGGGTACTGAAAAGGCGAAAATAAAACAACTTTTGACAATTGTTGACAACAATCCAGATCAACAACAATGATGTCTGAAAATTTATGAACCACAACATAAAAAAGATACAGAACCTTAGAACAGGTCCGTCTCCTGATGTGAATAAATTAAACGATAAGATAACACCAGATCATATAAAAAAGCCTTTTTTGACCCCAAAAGTAGTAAAAAATACTTCTAATAGGGACAATTTAAGAGTTGATGAAAAAAGAAAAGTTATTGAAGATAACTTTGCGATGAATTTGATGAATGGTGTTACTGGGTTTCTAAAACCATCTACAAATTGGTATTTGAATTTTGGCGGTACTGGCGATTTAATTTTATTGCTTGCAGGATGTTATAACGACCCTAACGCACAAATTGTATTTTGTGCCAATACTTGTAGCTTAGAATTATGCAAAGAAATTCTAGATTTTTTCAAAAAAGATTATTATCTTTCTCGTAATGTCATGGGTTCAAGAGCCGCTAATACAATTCATGATTACATGAGAAGTAGAACAAATTTAAAGCCAAGTGGGCACTTAGCAAAAGGACTTTACTTTGGTGACTGGCCTGTTAATCAAGATTATTATGAAAAAAATATAAAAATTAAAACAGATTGGATTCAAGAACTAGGGAAAGAATCCATTTTTCAAAGATGACAGAGTTGTTATAGTTCAGCCTTCTGGATCAACTAAATCCTTAGATAGACAAAGATACTTATCACAAAATGAATATAATTCTTTGGTAAAAAGACTTGTAAATGAAAATTATCATGTGATTACAACTGGATCTTTGGCAGATAAGGAATTTTATAATTGGCGACCTTGGACTGTTAAAAATTATTTCATGACATCTGGACAATTATTTGGATTTAATAAAGTTTCATCTATAAACATATCAACATTTTTACAAACAATAAATTGTGCTGAAAAAGTAATTTCTATGGATACATGGTTAAAAACATATTCATCAATATGCGGAATTGAAACAATAGTAATTCAAAGTAGATGCAGAGGCGGATATTTAAGGGTCGGTTCAGATGTAGGAGACAGTATATTTCTTAACACCAAATGGTGGCCAAATATGCGTATTGTTAAATTTGAAGACCTAACTAGTTTTTAATATGGACAAATTTTAGTAGCTGATATTGTGAACGATAATTGTTTTTCAAAAAATTGCTTTGCTATTATTAAAGCATTATATTCTGTTGTGAGTTCATCTTCTTGATAAATCCCATTTGTTGTATCAATATAAAGGAAATAGATAGCACCATTTGTTAATTTTTTGCTGATTAATTTGACTTGTTTAATAGTTACTTTTTCTAATATTCCTTTATATGCTGAGGGAACAATAAATAATAAATCCCCAACATTCCATTTATGCGGATAATTATTAGTTTTCCAGTAGTTTACGCAGAAACCTAAATCTGCACCACCAGATCCAGTGAATGAATGAGTTGATGCCAAAATATATGCTGGTGAGGATGCCATATAACTAGTTATTAATTATGTTGTTAATTTGTTGTATTTTTTCATTATAGTATGCAATTTTAGAATTATAATTTTTTTTGTTTCTTGTTTGTTCTTCTGGCGGTGTTAAAAAAGATCTTTGTGGAACTGTTCCCTGATTTGTTTCATACAATAAAGAATCATTAATACCATATATTTGTATTACTTTTTCATTATACGCATTTATGTTTTTGCCATAATCATTTATGTTAAATTTAACTGCCAATAAAGAATCAGAAACAGTAACCGGAGAAACATTATTTAACATATTTGTAATTTTATCTAATTTTTCAGAATAAGATCCTAACAAATTTCCCAATTTGTTTTGATAAGCAATTTGTGATGATGCGTTATCATATATTTTATCTTGTGAAAAAACTTTATCATCAGATTTGTACATTACAGCATCTGATGTTCCAATTATTTTTTCTACTTTTTTCGGATCAAGAAGTTCATCTTTAAAATATTGATTAATTGTAAAGTTAACTTTTGTGTTGTAACTTGTTGGAGCAGGAGGTATAATATTATTTAATCTATTTTTGATAATATCAATTTTTTCTTGATAATTAGAAACTTTATTTTTATAATTTACACTATTAAATGCTTGTATTTCTGAAACTGTTAGCAAACTATCATTTGTAAAATCGTATTTATTTCCAAGTCTTGTAGCAGTATAAATTGGATTGGATGCATTTCTAGATATTTGTTTAACTTGATATTGCTGATTTGTTGTGCTATATCCAAAATCATTCAGGTTAAATTTCAAATTAATAGAACTTTGAGGAATATTTATTGATGAAGTTCCAGTTATTTCAAATTGTCCAGCACCTTGAAATTGGTATTCACCAATAATTACTTGAGCAGATCCAAAAAGTTCAAACAATCCACTCGCAGCATATGGAAATGCTTGATTAGATAAAGCACTACCTATTAATTCAAAAGATCCAGAACCAAAATAATTTTTACTTTTTTCAAGGTTTAAAATATATTGGATAATCATGACACTGAATGTCCAATTATTGATGCATACAAATCTTGTGTGTTCGGATTATCGTTACGCATGGTAACTCTTAGGTATGTTGCACCTGAAATCGCAATTGGGTGTTCAAAATTTAAATTTAGGGTTGGATTAGCTGATGAGAAAAAACCAATACAATATGTGCCAGAAGCTGCTCCTGTGGCAGCAGCAGCATATTCAACAATTACTTTGCATGGACCGCCAGAGGCGCTTGCTATAATATTTTTGAGATACAATGTATCGCCAGCAGCAATGCTGTAATATGCAACAACAACACTAGAATTCTGAAGAACTGATGCTTGTGTACCATATATTGCAACATTGCCATCAGAAGGCTCTGAAATTGACACAGAACCGCTGATCGGCTGTGTTACGCTACTTCCATCAACACTAAGCATGCCGCTTGTAATAGCGGCAATTTTGGAAAGATCACCACCAGTATAAGTTCTGTCAAATAAGTTAACGCCTAATCCTGTAATAATATCAGCCATTAATTACTCCTATTAACCTATTTAGTTATTTGTCAATACAAAATCTACAAACTGCATAGACATTTGCATAATTGGCGCTTCAAAATTATTATTTTTAGAAATTATTTCTGCGATTTCTCTTCTCTTGAAGAATTCTTCTATATCTGAGTTTACAACCTTGACACTATGAACTGTTAATCCAGATTGATCTATATATTCTCTATAAGTTTTGACAGGATAAATTATTTTATTTGTTGGATAGTTTTTTATATCTGGATATAAGTATCTTAATTCATTTTCTGTTAAAAACAAATGAGCAAAAGCTTTATTTATTTTATTATAAGTGTGTCCTCCATGTCTTGATATGAATGGATGTGCTCTTATGTATATTTTTCCATTATCTGCTAGTATTTCTTTTAAAAATTTAAGACATTCTGGTATTGTTATATCTTCTAGATGATCAAGAACGTCATAAAGTATGATTATGTCATATGGTCCATTTTCTTTTACAACATCTTTATCAAATGTTATGAATCCTTGATCTTTTTTTATTTTTACTTTTGGACTACAGATATAATCATATCCAACTGTGATTATTGGATTTCTTTCAGTAATTGCTTGTACTAAATGTCCTTCTCCGCAACCAAAATCAAGTATTTTTTTGTTTTCAAAACTTTCATCAATAAAAATATCTCTAATACCTTCTGCTCTTTCAATTTTGTCTAATTCATTATTTTCATTACATAATAAATCAGGATCAACAGCACTAGGCCAATCTGGAGAGTTTAACAAATGTTGTAATGCTTCCAAGTGATTATTATTAGATGCAGGTTGTTGAAGTACATCTTTTTTTAATTCTTTTAAGATTTTTTCTAGGGAATCAATTTTGTTCAATAAATTATTTGTGGTCATACAAATTATATAGGAATAATTATGAGAATAAAAAATAAGAAAAATTACAAACTTGGAAATAATTATTGTTGTTTGTGTGGCGAAAATGATCCAAATGTCCTAGACGTACATAGAATTTACGAAGGGGCACGAGGAGGGGTTTACGATAGCCGGAATTGTATTGTTTGTTGTGCTAACTGCCACAGAAAAGTACATGCAGGAACAATCAAAATAGTTAGAAAACATCCAACTTTAAGTCATAGATACTATATAGAAGTGATAGAAAATAATGAAACAAAATTCATAGAAGCACCTTTGTGAGGCAATTATGTTTAGAAAATTTGATGAAACTGTTCAAAGTAATAAAATTGCAAAATTTTTATTTGAAAACAATTTTACAGCAATGGATGTTAATAGAATTTATTGTGAAGTTTTCAAATGTGAAAAATTAGGACTTGAATATAATTTACAAAATTTAATCAAAGAAACTTTTGAATTAAAGCGATATTCGAAAAGAAGTCTATTAAACAAAAGATTAGATTTGAATGAAGTAGCTCCAGCACAAGCTCCGGCACAAGCTCCGGCACCAAAACCAGCACCAAAACCAGCACAGCAAAACGCTAACAATCAAATCATAAAGGGCATACAAACTCAAATAACTAACATGCTAAATACTATTAACAGTGAGGAAAAATTGAAAGAATTCATGGATTCCATGAATACTTACATGAAGACAGAAACAGGTAAGAAAACGGTACAACTGCAAAAAGCAGCAGCAGCACCAGCAGCAGCACCAGCAGCACCAGCAGGTCAACAACAACAACAACAACAACAACAACAACAACAAGTAGCAAAATAAACTTTGGAGAGTAAATATAGTTGAAAGGAGGAAAACTATGTTGGACACACTATTTTGGTTTGCTTGTGGTCTTATTGTAGGTTGGAATCTTTTACCTCAACCTTGGTATATTAAAATGGCTTACGATTCCATGATTTCAATGGTTAAAAGTTGGTTAATTGGAAGCAAATAAATAATAAACTATAAATAAAAAAATATGCCGTTCTGAAAAGAACGGCATATTTTTTTCAAGAATTTTTTGTTTTCTTAACCCATTCACCAAAACTAATGACTTTTCTGATTATCGTGTCTGGTGTGTCGCTCATGTGTTGTGTGTCCATTTCTTCTGGAACTTCATCAGATTCGTCTGAATCACAACCACAATCTTCCATCTCTTTATCATAACTAAAAGCACTTGCTACATCTGAAATAGCACTTCTTGATGTTGAAATCTTGTGTTCCATCCAGTCATCAAGTGTTTCTCCTTCTTTTATTGTTTCAAGGAGTTTTTTAACATTTTTATAAATATCATATAGGTTTCTTCTTGCCATATATGATTTACCTTCAGGATGATTTTCGTTCATTTTTAACCTCAGTTAGACTTACTAAATACAGTGTTAGAATAATCAGTTCCACTATTTTTTACAGCTACAGCATCATTATCTTTATTTTTTATAACAATGTTGCCAACAACATCTCTTGGCATAGAACTTGTAATTCCAGCCATTTGTTCTTTTTCTGCACTAGCAGATTTAATGAAAAATTTTCTAATTACAGAGCCAAGTAATTCAACCAGAAGTTTGGCCAATTTTTCTTTATCTTTTTCTCCAGTATTATCCATGATATCTTCAAGCATTTGTTGAATATCAAGTTGATAAGAAGCTCCATACGGCTGAGTATCTGGCATTTTCTGAACTCTAAAAGCAATTATTTCGTTATTTAAATAAATTCTAACTCCACCAAAACTTAATTCTTTAGAAGGATCGTAAACAAAAATATATGGTTGATGATCATCATCCGTATAATTATCAATTTGTAAATAATCTTCTTTCAAAGCTTTGAGAATAATTTCAAGCTTGCGCTCGGCAATGATTCTTAGCCCGTGCTTCATTTTATGTAAATATTCTAAAAACATTGCCATATTAACAGTTCCTTAATATTTGTTCAGGAATGCTTGCAATACATCTTGTTAAGCCTACCAAATCACTTGGATTACCGTTATAAGGTAATTCTTTAATGTTCAGTCCGTTAACAACTCCTGAAGCTTCTTTGAGTGTGTCAATAGTAGCATTAAGAAAAAGCATTCCATCTTTTCTGCTAACAAATTCTGCTCGTTCTTTTAAAGGCATTCCATTTTCATCAACATCTCCAGTATCTTTTTGGAATAATATTTTCATATCCATAAGCGTTACAAGTTCGCCATCTGTATTAAACAGGGCTTCTGATGCATCATTCTGGAAGGTATTAACCATAAATGATCCATTTTCATAACCACTTCTGAGCAAGTTTGCTAAATCAAAACCAACAAAATAAACAGTGCCGTTATCTGCAAGAATATTTACAATAAACAGACGTTTTTCAAAATATGAAGCAACTGATTCTACAAGAATACGATGTCTGAGAACTCTTTTTTCTTCTGGCGCACCACTATCAAGCTTCTCCAATTCTGGATCAGCTAAATATTTCTGCGGATCATCTTGCTGAAGCGTCCAACGACCAAGATCAATGGCACCAAACTTGCTGTTAAATCTTGTAGAGATTTTCATTGAATAATTTTTTTCATTATAAATGATATCTTCTTGCTGACCACCTGAACCAACTTGAATTGCGCCAATCAAAGAAGCGATATATTTTCTATGAAGATCTGCTTTGTTGCTGTAGTAACCTGAAATTTTAATAAACGTATTAACTAATTCAGGCATTGTAGACAAAACTGTAACAAAGTGGTTAACAATTGAAGTAGATGGATTCGCTGTGTCAAGATCATCTCTAATCTTTTTACGCATATCACCAGATGCTTTATTAATATTTGAATTTTGTCTTAGAAAACAAACTTGAAGATTGTCTTCCACAAATTTTCTTTGATAAGTTGATAATTCAGCATCTCTAATTTGATTGATCATTACAACCAAACTGTTGACATCATTTTTAACACTTTCTCTGAAAAATTTAGATCTCCAATTTGGAAAATCAGAACTTTCTTTCTTTTCTGGCATGTCCGGGCCTGATGGATCATCGAATTCCGGCACGGGACTATTCATCGGGTTTTGAGCTTGCGGGAGTCCTAGCTGAGTGCTTTTCTGGTCTGCTTCTGGCGATAAGCTACTAGGATCTGATCCCATAAATCCATCGGGAGGAGGCGCTGGATTCTCCTGTTCTCTTAACAACCAATCTTCGAGATTAATCCAACTCATTTGTTTCTTCTTTCTTCTTTATCTTATTTATTGCTTCTAATAAATTTCTTCTATCAGTAATCGTGATATTGTTTGTTTGACTCGCAGAAATCTTAGATATTTGTCTATCTTTCAATCTCAAACTTGTCATTAGGTCCGCAACTTTGCCTTTACTGCTCGCAATATCTGATTTTAATTTTGCTAAATTAACCAATGCTTCTTTTGACGCACTGCTTCCATCACCTTCATTAATGACCATTTCTACAAAACTAGACAACAGATCGTCTACTTGAGTTCTATCACTTCTTAAATCATCTAAAATTTCATTATAAAGATTCAAAAGATCTTCATCAGTGACTGCTGAAGATCCAGTTGGAGGCACAACCACTGGCATTTGTGGTATCAAGTTGTTATTTTTTCTACTCATATTATTATTTTATTTACTCTCGTTCAAAAAAAATACATAATTAATAAATATTTTAATGACACCTCCAAGAAAAAACTTGAGTGAAGATCTTGATGCTCAAATCAAGACTACACATGATCTTGCAACAAGGATTGATGAAAGAGTCAAACTTTTAGTAGAGAATCATGATAAGATAGAATCTAAACTAGAAAGATTCTTGGATAAACAAATTGATATTGTATCAAAAGTTATAATAAATGAACAAAATATAGAATATATAGAAGACTCAATGTCCAAAATGGATGAGAGAATTTCAGATATAGAACAAAATCATTTATTATTAGATAATTTTAAAAAAGGAACCGAATCAACATTCAAAAATATAGGAAAACACTTAGTTAATATAGTATTAACTGTTTTGATTGGTTATATTTTGTATGTTTTGAAATTCGAAAGGTGAAAATTATGGCAGATGATTTTTTGTCAAAACTTAGACTAAAAGACAGCAAAGAGTCTACTTTTTTTAAACCATTCAAAGTTTCATCATCAATGAACGCTTTGTTAAAACCAATAGTTGATGCATTTGAAAACTCAGACAAAGTAACAATTGGTTACTCTACACTTGAGAAAAACAAAGGACTTACAAAACCAACACTCAAAAGAAAAACTATTTATCTTACTGGCGGCGCTCTAAGAGATCACCTAAAAGGCAAAACATTCAGAAATTATGATCTAGTAACTGACGCAACGCCAGATGAAATCATCATGATTCTCAAAAATGCTGAAACAAATTTTATATTTCTATCAGAACCAGAACAAACTAATAAAAATGATATAATTTTCTATCCATCAAGATATGATGATGAAAACAACATGATGGAACTTGCTGTTGAAAGAAATGGCCAAAAAGCTTACATTTCAACAATGAATTCAAACACAAAAGATAGAAGTAAAAATGTAAGAAAAGCAAAATTTTGCACAAGTATTGATCTAGATTCCAAAACTAGAGATCTTACTATTAATTCACTTTATTTGAAACTTAAAAATTCAGATGGAGAAAATGCAGAACTGCTTGATCCAGTTGGAGGAGTGCATGATCTAAAATCTGGACAAATTGTTACTATTTCCGGCGTTGAAGATACTCTTAATAGATATCCATATCTTGGATTTAGATTGGCTAGTCTTGCAACTAGATTTTCTGATGATAAAAGAATTCCCGAAAAAATTATTCATGTTATGGATGATGCAGATATTGATATGGATTTAAATCCACATGTTCTAAAAGATATGTTCGTTAAAACAATTGAAGATTCAACAACTTATCTTGAAGATTATTTGAAAAATTTAGTTGATTCAAAAATGATTTACAAATTGTTTGATGATTGTACTATCAGTGAAATAAAACCAGATCTTCCAAATAATAAAATTACTTTAATTGCATATTTGTTGTGCAAAAATAGTCCTGACAAGATTCAGTCTGTTCTTTCAAAATGTGGATTTTTATCAACTGATATAGATGAAATATTAATATTCGTAAAGATGGCAAATGAATCTTTGCGTGGCAGTGTTGATTTGGCAAATGTAGAATCATATTTCAAAAAGCCAAGCAGATTGCCAAAATCACGAATACAAGAATTTATTCATCTTTTCAAAAAAGGTCAAGAGCATAGAAAAACTAAAGAAGATAGTAATGAAATACAAGATGATTTTGATGACGAAAATGTGGAAAGATATATAAAGAGAATTGAATAATGGCTGCATCACAGTTTGGCAGACTTTTTCAAGATATAACTCTAGAAAAAGCCAGAGCTAACCAATATGGACCATCAGTAAGAACAATAGCTAATGGATCTCTCGTTACGTTTGGTTATCAATTTGCCAAACATGATAATTATCCATTAGTAATACTAACAAGGATAACAAATCAATACTTTTCAGGTCTTAATTTACATTATTTAACTTTTAATGATATTAAATTAGTGTTGCAAAAGGATAGGATAAATGCGTGTAATCCTATGTTTGGTTACCCAAATGTTAAAGTTTATGAAAATTTGTTGGGTTCTTTTCGTAAATACAAAAGAGTTGGTGTTCGTAACTTAAAAAAACTTGATTGTGCTTTGATTTTAAACGCATTAGCAACACCTAGATCAATTGATCCAGAAGAAGTTGAAGCTATTAGAGAAAGTGTTAAATCACAAATTTCTCAATTGTTTAATGTAGGCGCAGAAGAACTTAAATCATAGTAGGTGATACATGGCTGAGATGAATGCTGCTGATTTTGCAAAAGAATTGTTAAGATCATGCCAAAATGCAAAACCATATGACAAAAAAGCAGATAATAAAAACAATGATATGGCACAACTTAATATTTTGCTTTCAAAATTCACCAAGAATTTTGATGAAAATTTTAAAAAAATGGAAAATTATCTCAATCAAATAGCAGCATTAGCAAAAAATAATCAAAAAAGTAGTGAAGAATATGACAAATTAACAAAACTGCAAACAGATGCTTACAAAGGAAACAAATTAAAGAAAAACACAGAACAAGAGCAAAATTATTTTAAAGAAAACAAAAAAATAGGAGCCGCATCCTTAAGATATTATAAAAAAGCTTCAGAAAAAGGCAGTATTTATGTACATGATGTTGGTGCTCACAAATTTCTAAACCAAATAAATATAGCATTAAAAGGAGCAGATGCATTTAGTGGTTTCGATACAAATAAAATGTTCACAGCAGACTTTTATAAAAGTATTGAAACAGGAATAGGAAGCGCAGCCACAACTGCAAACGAAGCAATCAAAAAAGAACCACCAGCAGATGCAAAAAAACCACCATCAAAAGGAGGTGGAGAAGATAAAGAAGTTCATTTATCGGAGCATGATCCTTTAGAAACAAGCGCATCAATGATTAGAATCGCCAAAGTTTTAAGTTTGATAGATAAAGTAGAATCAGCCCTTTTTGGTTTGGGAGAAAAACAAAAAGGCATACAACAACTTACTTTTGGCGGACTTGTAAAAAATGAAGTGGCATTTATGTCTGCTTCTAGAGAAGCAGCTTTTGAATTAGGAAATGCAACTAAAGAAACACAAGGATTGCTTACAGCAAATGAAAAAATTGGAAGAACTGTATCAGAAACAGGAGCAGACAGAGATGACTTCCAACAAAATTATTTGAAAAATCTTAAAGCCGGTGTGAAAAATATAAAAACTGCCCAACAAATTACGGTTTCTCAATTAAACACAGAGAGACAATTGGGCATGGCTGCTGGTGATTTAAATGAAACATTTCGTGATTTTGCTGTAGCCGGAAGAATGAATGAGGGCCAAATTGCTGATATGGGCCGAGGAATGAGAGAAGTAGCCAGAAATACTGGTCTTACTGGTGAATCTCTGAAAGCCGCTGTTTCTTCTAGCAAATCATTTACAGAAAATTTGAGAAAAGCAGCAACTTTAACCGCAACAGCTTCAAAGAATGTTCTTGAAGCAACCGCTAATTTTCAAAAATTAGGTGTTGCTGAAGCTGGTGGCGAGCTTCTCAAAAAATTGACAAGTAGCACAGATTTATTGATGGATTCCACATCAAAAACTGCAACATTTTTATACATGGCAGCAGGTTCAGCAGGAAAAATTGGAGATCTGCAAAAAGGAACATTATTAAAATCCAAGCAAGGCATAAAAGAATTAGCTAAAGGGATGGAAAATGTTCTTAAAAAATTCGGAGTTAGCAGTCTTGAGGCAGTCGATCAATTATCTGATGAAGCAAAAGTAAGCATAAACTTTCAATTAAAAACAACACTAGGAGTTGAATTAGGAGAAGCTAGATCATTGATCGAAGCTGTTAAAGAAACTGGGAAAACTTTTGGTGATAGATTAGACGATGTTCAAAAGAAACTTAATGGTAATATCACAGCTGAAGAAAAAATCGCAATACTAGAAGAAAAAAGAAGACTAGAAACCTCAAAATCTTTAGAAGTTTTGACAGCTTTGGACGAAGCCGCCAAAGGCGCAAAAGATATGAATCAAGCTTTGTCTACATTTTCAAAACGAAAAGGAGAATTTGAAAATGATATCAAGGCAATGGGAGGAAGTTTCACAGACGGAATAGATGCCGCAAGAACAGCAATTAACACAAGCCTTAAATCAATTAATGAAGGATTGCTAAAAGCCGGAAAACAACAAATTAAAATTGATACATCAGAAATAGAAAATGCTTTGAAAGATCCAACTGCTTTAAGAGAATTGTCTGCCAAACTTTCAAAAGGCGAACAACAATTAGCAACAGCGCAAAAGTCACAATTAGATCCAATAAAACAAACAGAACAAACATTAAGAGAATATAATGACTTCTTTAGAAGCTATTCATCAAGTATTATTACTGGAGTTTTAGGAACAATTGGAGCAATTGGTATCGGAACAATTGCTGTAGTCGGTATTTTAACAATGATTTCTTTGCAAGTTATGGGAATCATGAAAGCACTTGACGGGTTTCTTTTCATGAGTAAGAAACCAACAACAGAATCAAAACCCGGTTGGGTAGAGTATCTTGCAGCCAGAATAAAAGGCGCTATTCGAAGTGTTATGCCAGCTGCTCCAGCAATATCCGGCGGAGGTACAACAAGTCCAGCCCCAGTAGCAACCACAGCTGCCGCCGCTGCCAATGCTGCTCCAGGAGCCGCTGCTTCTACAAGTTCTTTGAAAAGTATTGGTAAAACGATGCTTACTAGTGCTGCACAAATCACAGCTGTTCTTGGTCCGCTTCTTCTTCTAATTGCAGCAACAACACTTCTTGTTTCTTATATGATCAAAAAGTTTGATATAAAACCAGCTGATGTAATGTTTGCATCAATTAGTTTAGGCATCTTACTTTTAGCAGCTGGCGGTATTATGTATGCCTTAACACAAGGCGAAAAAAATACAGAAAAGCAAACTGGTGGAAAGATGATTTCTGCTAAAGCATTAGGAAAAATGGCTTTAATGGGAATCATTCTAACTCTTGCTTCTGGAGTTATAGTAACTTTAATGGGTGGAATATTTGCGATTGTTCACGGTGTTTTGAAATCAACAAAATTTAAAGCTGGAGAAGGATTCAAAGCATCACAAGGTCTTATGGAATTGTTTATGATTTCTGGGGCATTATTTGCAGCAATCGCAGGTTTGTTTCATGTTGTTGAAAATGGTTCTAATTTGTTTGGCGCAAAAATTTGGAAAAGTATTGGACTTATGTTTTTGCTTGGTCTTGGTTTGTATTTATTTGGCGGTGCTTTGGTGCAATTTATGGCTTCTATGGTTCAATTTGTTCAATCTGTTTTACAATCTATGAAATTAGACGCAAAAGAAATTCTTAACGTAGCTGCCAAGCTGGGTGCAATGGCTGTTGTTCTTGGAGTGTTAGTCGGCGTTATTTTGATGATTGCTGGCGCAGTTAAACTTCTTGCATTGATGTTTCCTACTATGACAACCACCATTACTTTTGCTCCGCTTGCTGAAGGAGCTTTGTTACAACTAGCAGGAACAATGGCTATCCTTCTGGTGGGAATGCTTGCGTTTGCTGCTATTGGATATTTATTTGGCGCAGATTTAATCGCCAATATAGCAATTGGCGCTGCTGCTGTTATTATTATGGCACTTGCAATGCTGATTATTGCCGCAGCAATAATTGGTTTGGCAGCAGGAGTTTCTGCTTTATCTAGCACGGTCAAAGAATCAGCATTAGCTGCCGCACTGGCACCATTGGCTTCTTGGCAATTAATAATTTTTTCATTAGTTGTTGCTGGTCTTGCTATTGCGATGATGGTTTTTGCAACATTAATAAACTCATCAGGAGTTGATGTTGGCGCAATTATGCAAGCTGTGTTGATTGTAACCGTTGTAATGCTTGCTTGTGCGTTAATAGCTGGTGTGTTGATGCTTGGTTTGTGGGGAATTATAGCACTCGGTTCACAAATAGCAGGAATGCAAGTTGCTGCTAGTTATGCATGGCTGGCAGCAGGAGCATTGATTTTGTTAGGGATTGCTTTAGGACTTTTAATGTTTGGAATGGCATTGCTTGTTGATATTGTATCCCGAAGCAATTTGAAACTTGAGTCAATTGTTTATACAGTTTCTGTAATTGTAGCTTTAGCTCTTGGAGTAGGGTTAATTGGAGCCGCTATTGGTTTTGGTTTAATGGGTTTAATACAGCTTCAGACAAAAGCAGGACCATTTTTAGCAGCTGCTGGAAATGCTGCGATTGGCCTTGGATTAATTGCTATAGGCGTTGCAATTGTTACAGTCGGAATTCTTTTGTTATGGGCAGCGTCTCAACTTCTTTCAACAGATATTTTGCTTAAAGTAGCCACCACGTTTACTCTTCTAACACTTGCTTTGGTTGCTATTGCGATAGGAGCAGTGCTTTCAGCACTCGCTCTAGTTGTAATTGCTGCTGCCGGATTGTCATTTGTGTATGCTGCGGGACTTGGAACACTGGGTCTTTTCTTTATTAGTGCTGGTTTAACAAGGATTTCCGATTCTATAACTGGAAAAAATCTAAGGGGTTTTACGCTTGAAGAAACGCTTAATATACTTATAGAAAATTTGTATATTTTTGATTATCTTGTTGAGGTAATGGAAGAAATTGCCTCTTCATTTATGGCAGTTATACCTTCGTTATCACAAGCAACCATTTCTGCTGCAATGATTTTTGTTTGGGGCGTTTTGTTTGGAGTTGCTTCAGTATTAGCATATGTTGGACTTCTTTCTATTTCTGTAGGATTAGGTTATCTAAACGCTGGCTTTGGATTCCTAACAGAGGTGGTTAACTCGCTTTATGATAAAATTGAGTTTTTGCGAGAGAGAATTCCAGAAGTATTTAGAGGTTTGGCAAGCGCATTTATTGTAATGGCATCTTCATTAGCAGTTATAATTATAGCAGCTAGTTTATTGGGTGCAATAGCATTAGTAGCAGCTTATCTATGGCCAGCTTTAGTAACTGGTTTAGGTCTTATTGCTGTTATGATAATAGGTTTGGGCCTTGCAACTTATGCAATTACTGGTGCAATAAAACAGACAGGTCTTGATACTAAAGGAGAAGAGCTTAAGAAATGGAGTGGAATATTTTCTGATATTGCAAAAATTATGATTGATATGTCTACTGCATTGATGGCATTTTCAAGAGCTATGAGTTCATTAAGTTTTTCTATGTTTTTCATGGGTGGATCATCAATAAGAAAAAATGAAAAAACAGGAGAGGAAACAACAGTAATTGGAATTATTCTTGCCGATATATTTAACGCATTAGAAATGATGGTTGGCAGATTGCAAAAAGTTGATTTAGATCCTGCTGAATTAAAGAAAATGTCTGAAAAAACTCAGATTATTGGCGAAATGATGAAAGAAATGTCTAAGGTTGTTGCATCTTTTGCAAAATATGTTTTGCCTTTATTTCAAAAATCTATAATACAACTTATAACAGGAAGTTCTAGCACTGTAGATCAAATTATTGCTGCTCAAAGTGATATAAAAATTAAATTGCCACAAGTATTTGGGGTTGTGATCTTTATCGGCGAACAATTTGCACAAGCAGTAGCTGATATGGGTGTAGCACTAAACTCAGTTGATAAAGCTAAGAAATTAGGAGAACTTTCAAAAGCTATTGGCGAAATAATGACAAACTTTGCTTATAATTTACCATATATTCGACAAGGTGCCGAAAATTTAATCAAGCAATCAAAAGAACAAGATGGATGGAGGGCGAAGATCCAGCCAGTACAAAATACGTTGGCAGAGGGCATCGAGGCGCTAAAGTTAATTATTGATACTATTTCTCCTAAAATTCAATCTTTAACAATTGATGAAAGTCTAGGAAAGAAATTGAACCTAGCTTCTTCCGCACTTGGAGATTTAGGAAAATCTTTCTCTGAACTTGGTAAAGTAGTAAACATGTTTGTGAGTGGATATGTTTCAAGTGGTGAACTTGCGGAATTTTCTAAAAATAAAGAAAAATACAAGAATGATATGAACAGTGCATTAGCTGCAATTGTTGAGTTGTTGACCGCTGCTGATACGAAGTTAGCTAAAATGAAAAATTTTGATGCATTGCCGAAGAAACTAGCAACTATGGGTGAAGCCACCAAGAATATGGGAAAAGCTCTTGAAGCTTTTAAAGATAGCTCAAAAGTATTTACAAGCAAAAAACTAACCAAAGATTTGCAAAAACTTGCAGCAGAGGGAAAAAACCCTGCAAACAATGTCGCAACATTGTTTATAGGTTTTGTGTATGACAGTTTTGTACAACCAATTTTAGATAAAAATACTAATCCTGCAAAAGTAACTAAAGCGTTGGAAGTAGTATCTGCATCTGCAAAAGCAACAGAAGCAGTAGCTAGTGTTCTGGATAAATTCGGCAAAGATTTTGGAAAACTTTTTGCTAGTAAAAACATTGAAAATATTAGTAAAATGATTGGCGAAGTTACTAATGATGCTGGTATTGTTAATTTGGGTAAATTTTTGGGAGACTTCTTTAAATTTATTGATACTAAAATTTTAGCGGAAATAAACAAAATAAATTTTGATAATATTTTGGATTCTCAGGATATTTTGGTTGAATTGCCAAAAGTTATTGATGGTCTAGTATCTCTATTCAGGAGCTTTGGAGAATTAACAAGATTTGCTCAAAGTAAAGAACTGAAAAGATCAGGAGATCAAAAAACAGCCATAGATGTTTTGAACGCATGGACTACAGGTACAGAAGGCCAACAATTAGGACAAGCAATTGCAAACTTTATGACGTTTGCACAAGACCACTTATTAGAACCAATCGTTAAAGTTATGGGAAAAATTAACTTAGATACTATGATGGATGCATCTGATGCGATGAAAACAATATCAGATGTAATGATAAATTTACAAAAAGCAATGGTTAGTTTTGGTGAACTTGGTGCAATGTTGACAAAACAAAAAGGATCTGGGGCAAATGCAACAACATATGCAAAACAATTAACACAATTCATTAATGATTTGCAAAGAGACAGCACAGGAGAAGCACTTGGGTTATTGCCAGATTTCTTTACATTTATAAGTGGACATTTGCTTGCTCCATTGGTGAAGATTGATACAGGGGGAATTGGACCAGAAGAATTAAAAGTTGCTGCTGAAACTCTTGAAACAATCCCTAAAGTAATTACATCTTTGGCAAATATGATGAAAAGTTTTGATCAAACTTTCAGTGGTGGAACCAAGACTGTTGATGGAAAAGCGGTAAAACAAGTAGCTGATTTTATTCCAAAAGCAACTGAAATGGCAACAGAATTAGGAAAACACACAGAATCAATAGGCAAATTGTTTAAGACGATTTCTGAAGGATTAATAGATCCAATATTCAATTATAATTTACCACCGGGCGATGTTAAAGAAGCAGGAGAATCTTACACTGCACTTTCCGAGCTTTTACCAAAATTTGCCAGCTTCATGATGGAAATGGAAGCTAATTTGTCTGGTATTAACTTTAATGGTGTTGGACAAATAATTCAAAATCTTTCGTCAATATCAACAATTGGTGGTTCTGGATTAGTAGAACATTTTGCAAATGCTAATGATTATTTAACAACTTTGCTTGGCACTATGGAAGCCACTTTAGAAAAAATGAGCAAAGTGATGGATATAAACGCCCAAATTAATGGTTTGGGAGGCAGAGTAACAGCAACAATTGAATCTCCAGTTACTGCTGTTCAAAACAATGTTGTAAGAGCAGCTGGTACTGCAACTACTCCTATTGCTGGAGCGACTGTTGCTGGCACTGGAGCAACCGCAGTTTCTGCAAATAATGCAACACAAGTAGCAGCTGTGCCAACCACACCGACTACAACAACAGCATTATCAAACCCAACTACAGCTAGTACAGTTAATAATACAACAACTGTTGCAAATGCTCCAAGCACTGTGCAAGAAGCAAACAGTAAATCTATTAACGATAACTTAATTTCTGCTGTTGCACTGTTAGGACAAATTTTAAATGCGACTAGTTCTCAAGGCGGTTCTGCTTTATCTGGAAGTAGCGGTGGAGTAAAAACAGCTTCATCAGGATCTGGAATGGCAGGAGGAGCAGGCAATGCGATAGGCGGCACTAGCGACACCACATCAGCTTAAAAGGAAAAAAACATATGGCAAACGCAACAGATAGTAACGGTAATTTAATAGAAATAGCTGATTGCTATATAAGAGCATCTGGAAATCCAGCGGTCAAAATAGCAATGAATAATTTACCTGAAATCAGCGATAGCAAAAGCGCAACTTATAGCGAAGAAACAGCAATGGGCAGGTCAGTTCCAATTAAAGCATTCGCTCAAGGATCATCAAGAAAAATTGGGTGGAAAATGATAGTTATTGCTCCAAGCAATAATGAGCAATTAAAAGCAATAAACAATTTAAGATTTCTTGAATCTTGTGTTTACCCAAAAGCAGATCCATCAAATATTTTGCCATATATTCCGCCAAGAGTTCTCTCTATTAAATGTGGCAGACTCTTATCAGATTCAGAACTTTCTGTGATTTTGACAGATTATAGTGTTGATTTTCCTACTGACCAACCTTGGTCATCCAAAATAAACACACTATATTTGCCTTTTAAATTTACTTTAAGTTTGACTTTTGAAGTTGTTTATGATTCCAGACAATTGCCGGGAGCTGATAGAATAATTAAATTGGGAGGATGATAATGCCTAATAAAATAGAAACATTAGATACAGCAAACGCTAGAACTTTTGTAAATGCAACTAGTAGATATGTTGATTCAACTGTTGTTGTATATGGTCAGGATAGAAAAGTAACATTTACAACGTATAAGAGAATAGATAAAACTTCTCAATTTGACAAATTTCTTGTTATACCAGAAGGATATGCGTATAGACCAGATTTGGTTTCTAATAGAGTTTTTGGATATCCAGATTCATGGTGGCTTATTATGGAAGTCAATAATATATATGATATAAAAGATTTCGTCGCAGGTAAAACAATAAGAATTCCAAATCAGGTATTATAATAATGGCATTTCCTCCTAGATATACAGTTGATCCAACATTTGGGCCAATTCCTAATTTTTCTTATTGCGGAAGAATAAGAAAGCCACTTCCATCATCTGGATCTAGCGGAATTAATCCTTCTATCAATTTTGAAAGTTATGCTCCTTATATTATTTTGCGTTTTCAAGATCCAAGCACAAGAGGAGGCAGACGTATAAGATATCAATATGCAATTACAACAGGAAATTTAGCTGGACAAAATAGAACAGCAAGCATTAAGTCTCTTCATTACGAAGTTAATCAAAGTGGAAAAGCAACTGTTGATATAGTTGATTCATCTGGTGATGATTTTGTTAATTTTTATAGTTCACTTTTTACAAATGGGTGTTTGCCAGGAACAGGAAGACCAAGAAGAGGTCAACCACAAGGTTTAAGAGTTTCTTTAGATTTCGGATGGATATTTACAGGAAGTACTGGCGTTACTACAATTTATTCAAATTCATTTGCTAAAAGTGGCAATTTTCCTCAAAGAGGAAGCGGGAAAGAAATTTATTTTAATTTAACAAAAATTGATGTTAATTATGAAGGTGGAATATGGAAATACAAAGTTGAACTTACTGGCCCAGATGATGGAAATAAGAAAAGAACAGCAAGTAGAACATATGGAAAATCAAACCAATTAGTAACTTTAATAGATGCTGCTTCTAAGCATTTATCAGGAGACTGTAAAGATCCTCAAGTTCCAAACAAAGTAGAAACAATAAGAAAAAACGCAGATGGAACATGGACTCCGTTTAAATTTGAAAACAGCACTCCAAATGGTCCTAAAGGTGTATATCCAGGATTTAACGACGATCCATTATCTGCAATTAGAAAAAATCTTGACGCTGTTGTTACAGATAGAGGTAGAGGCGTTTATATGTTTTTCAATGTTGGAGACGAAAGTAAAAAAATATATTTAGTTGTAGGTAATT